CGATACAGCGCTGGGCAACGCGGAATCTGAGAGTGATGCTGAAATTATTGCGATGGAGATATTCAAAGAACTATTTAATGATGTCTTGGCTCAAACTTCTAACATAGAAAACTTGAACCCAAGGTAGAAGCACTAAGTATGAATGGATTAGCAACATAGGAGATTATGATGAAAAAACTATTTGAAAATTGGCGAAAGTCTTTAAACGAAGCAGCATACGAACCCGGCCGTGCTGTTAGTGGCATTGATCAAGAAATTGAAAGAGAAGATGCACTGAGTTATCAACATGTGAGAGATACCTTTAAGTCAGATCTGCAGGACGTTGGTATGGATTGGTTAATGGATGATCCTAATGAAGATATGTACTCGGTGCTCGATCAACTGCAAAGGGACTCTGATAGCCCAGACGAATTTGCAGACAACATAAAACAGTGGTTGAACAATCAAGATCCCGCGCAAATCGGTTATACGAATCTGGGAGATGATGTATTGAATGAAGGTATCGAAAATATTACTCCCGAGAACGTTCAAATAGCCGCTGATGCTTTAAGACAAGTAGCTACTAATTTCGCACCAGCTATTATCATTCCAGCGATCATGATGATATACCAAGAGTATAAAGACAAAAAGAAGGCAGACAAATGAATTGGATTAAGTCACTTTGGGACAAACTTGTAAACAGTACGTCAACTTCGCCAACCATTGTGTTGGCGGAAGAGGTTGAAGAAGAGCCAACCGAAGAAAAACATGAATCTGCTGAAGAGTTGATGAAACAAATTCTTTTGGAGGCCCGCGTCAGCGAGGCCACTATAGAGAGCCTTGATATATTAAATCTTTTCAAAGAGTGGTATGAAGGCGCTCCTGACGAAGAAGAGATTAGAGCAAGCATTCAAGATTTTAAAGAAGCTATGGGTGGGGCGATTAACGCTAAATTAAACAAAGTAAAATGAATCACACATTAATAGTAAATAACTGGAGAGGATTTTTAGTAGAAGACCTGTTAGAACAGGACTACTTTGACTCGTCCTCGATCAACGAAGAATTGCTTAACGAAATAGGCGCAGACACCTTTAGGGATGTTGCACAATACATCATTGCTGCTTTAGTCGAATATGGTATAATCGGCGGTAGTGCTGGCTTAGGTACGCCGATGGCCGGCGCAGCAGAGACCGCTATAGACGCATTGTTTTCAGCTGAAGCAATATCGGGGTCTATCACCCAAGTATCTCAAATTGGTGCGAGACTAGAAGAATACCAACAACTTTGGGCTCAAGCTCTGACTTCTTGGAAAGGTAGCTTCGATACTTTTTATCAAACGATAAGACAATTAATGCAAAACGCTTTCGAAGATCTGGGTGCCAAAGTCGGTACCGGCGTCGATAAGATCGCTGCCAAACTAAGAGGCCTCGTAGAAGGCTTGGTCTCAAAATTATTGAGACCAATTAAAAAAGGAATTCAAATGATCATTCCCGACGCTACAATCGGTGTAGCGGCAGGAAATGCATTCGGAGAGATGATTGAATCGGCAGCCGATAGCATATATGACACCTTAATTTCCCTCATTAGTAAATTTGATGTTGTGAAAAAATTTGTTAGCAACCCCGATTCTGCCGCGGCATTTTTTACAGACTTATTTAAAAAGCTGGAAGACGCTATGCGCATCGGCGCTGAGAAATTTAGAGACAGAAGTTTTCTTAGAGTTTTTATGCCAATCAGCGGGGGTCCAGCCGAGCTTGCCAAGCAAAAGTTGTATCCCAAGGTTGCAACTGCGGTTGCCGATAAGTTGCAAACAGAAGGGCCAAAAATTATAGAGATTTTTAGTGGAATACTTAATACACTTATACCGTCATTATTGGCCGCGGCCGCAATGTTGCAAATTCTCTTAAAAGGAGAATACAAGGGAGCCGACGAACCAGAGCCCGAAGCGGAAGTAACCCAAGAGAAAATTCACAACAACTGGCGAAACTTTATTTCAGAAAAAGAACTCACCAAGCCAGAGAAGAAAGAAAAAGAAAAGATTGTCAAAGGCATGAAGAAGGACAAGAAGGGTTTTAAACAAAGATATGGCGATGATGCAGAATCAGTTATGTATGCAACTGCAACTAAGTTAGCCAAAGAAAAGAAGTGAGGGATTGATGGTGGCAAAAGCAACGGCATTTATGGACACTTGGTTAGCGAAGCTTACCTCTCGTAAGCTGATGGTATGGCTTACTGCAACCGGACTCACTCTTGCTGGTCACGTGACTAGCGAAGACTGGGTAATTATTTCAGCAATCTACATTGGAGGCCAGACTGTTATTGACGGCATTGCTAGGTTGCGAGGTTTTAATGACTAAAACAGCAATACTTGAGTTTGTATTTAAAAACTGGAAAGCGATAGCTATAGTAGTGCTCAGCCTTGTCGTGGCTATGAAAAGCCGACATGATTACAACCTTATGCAAAAAGCATACGAAACACAAAACGAATCGTATCAAGCTCAAATTGATGGATTAAAAGAAATCCACAAGCAAGAGATACGAGAAAAACAATTACTAATGGAGAACCACATGGAATCAATTGCAGCCATCGAAGAGGAATATGAAAATGCCCTCCAGATGATTAAGCAGCTAAGAGAAGACAAACAAGGTCAATATAAAAACAAATTTAATTATGATCGAGAACAACTGATTAAAGATATAGAAAGAAAATTCGGAATCGAATATGCTCCTTAATCTACTTCTGGTGTTTGCTCTTACCGCTAACGCTACCGAACCAGCGAAATTTACGATACTTGAATACAAGGCACCAGCACCATTTGAGGGTGTCCTGTTTGACAGCAATGCAATGTCAAAAATGCTAGCAGACTATGATACATACAAATATTCGTGTGATATTAAAATGGATTATCAACTAAAGATTCAAAAAGAAGAATATGATTTTAAGTTAGAAGACTTAAAAATCGAACACAGATCCTTGACAAATGAATACGATTTGTTTATAATGCAGAAGGACAAGGAAATTGATTTCCTAGCAAGTGCCCTAAAAAAAACATCACCCCGGTACAAATGGCTGTACTTTGCTGGGGGGATTGTGATCGGAACAGCCGCTTCATATGGAGTGTACAAAACCCTAAATGAAAGATAAAGACTTTGATCATATCGCCAGAGTAGAGAAGGCCATCGCCGAAAAGTATGGTGATGAGGCAGTCTCTAATCCGAGGGCAAATTGGTCCGAGGAAAGAGAAAAAGAATACATCGAACAAATGCAAGAACTGTATTCTAAACAAAAGAAAAATGATCACTCCGGAGAGAAAATTGATATAAATGGTATAAAGGTATCAAAAAAACTACTTAATAGAGAACAATTACGCTCCTGCCCAGTATGTGGCAGGTTTCCTAAAAAATCTTTGGATGATGTCTGCCTGTTAAAATTTGATTGTTGCAATAAATGCTACATTCAATATGTTGATGGTAGAGAACAGAGATGGGAAAACGGTTGGCGCCCAAACGATAATAAAGGAAATAAATAATGGCTACAGTATACGAAATCGTTCAGGGATTATCCCAAGCAGCAGCAAACGCTTATGATGGCGCACTTGATGCAAAAGGCGAGCCGCTTTTAGTCGGTCTGCAAAGAGAAGAAGGAGACGCTATTCTTGACAAGAGAGTGATGGATGGCTTTAACGTTAAATTTTATGGCAATATGATGTGCCTCTCTTACATGTCTGAAGTTACTTTGAAAGAGGTATACGCAAACGGATTTGAAACCAGAATGGAAGAGCAGATTGCTGAGATTGTAAAGTTTCTCAAGAAAGAATATCGCAAGATCCGCGGCGAATCTGTTGCTCTTACTACCGAGGGAGAGATTGATGTTAGAGTCGAGAACTCAACCCGGATTCGTTCCTGGGTAACCGCCAAAATGCACTACAAGGTTGGTGGCCTGAACGAAGAGAATGCTGTGGCTGCAGAAGCAGATACTAAGCCGGAAGATAGTTTTAGAAAGTTTATCGACCAAGGTGGTTGGGATGGTAGCGGCGGCAAGCGTCCTCAGAACGACACTAGAAAAAAGGAGTCGTAAAGATGAATATCAGTGCTAGCAAACTTAAACAAATTATCGTTGAGGAATACCTCAAAGAGGAAGTGTTCGATGAAAGCCAAGCAGCCGAAGATTTGTTAAGACAACTCATTGGTGATGAGGAATATGAAAGGCGTAGAGCACTCGATAATCCTGACTCCCGCGGCGGTGACACCGCTGCTATGGACAAACCAAATAAAGCATCTAAGACAATGGCTATCGATATGGACACCAAAGCAGATGATATGCCTCAATATGATGATGAAGATGATGAAGAGGGCGCATATGATCCGGAGGCTGAAGCGGACTCCGGAGTGCATCCTGTAAAAGCGGCTGTTGATGGAATCTATGAGTTAGTTTCAGATATGGAGCCCGAAGATGTAGCGGAAATATTTCAAATTGTATTTGAAAAACTTCCCGGCGTTGAAATGAAGAAAGAACCGGAAAATCCCGGCACCTTATACACTCCTGGTTCTGAAGGCCGACCACAGGCGGGCTTTAAATTACAAGAGCTACAAGAACTTATTCGCAGAGTATTCAGGGATGTATGACTTTCCAACTGGACAAAAAACAGCAAATCAAAGAAATAGTCAAATGTGGCAAGGATCCTGCTTACTTTCTAAATAATTATGCAAGGATCTCGCATCCGCTTCATGGCTTAATTCTTTTTAATACATACGACTTTCAAGATGATCTACTGAAAGATTTTAATGACTATAGATTCAATGTCATCCTTAAGGCTAGGCAGCTAGGTATCTCAACAGTTACTGCTGGTTACATTACTTGGATGATGCTGTTCCATCGAGACAAAGCGATTCTTGTAATGGCTACCAAGTTTGCAACAGCAGGTAACTTAGTTAAAAAGGTCAAGAACATTATGAGAAATGTTCCAGACTGGTTAAAGATTGCGACTATCTCTGTAGACAACCGCACATCCTTCGAATTGTCTAATGGTTCTTCGATTAAGGCTACATCAACTTCTGGTGATGCTGGTCGTTCTGAGGCACTGTCTCTCTTGGTGCTTGATGAGGCTGCACACATTGAGGGTCTCGATGAGTTGTGGACTGGTCTGTATCCCACACTGTCCACCGGTGGTCGATGTATTGCATTGTCTACACCAAATGGCGTAGGTAACTGGTTTCACAAAACTTGTGCCGATGCAGAGACTAAAACAAACAACTTTAACTTGACTACCCTGTCATGGGACGTGCACCCAGACCGCGGCCAGGAATGGTACAAGAAAGAAACCAGAAATATGTCCAAGAGACAAATCGCGCAGGAGCTTGAATGCAACTTCAATACTTCTGGTGAAACTGTGATCGACCCAGAATGTATGGAGTGGCTGCTAACAAACGTTAGAGAACCAAAGCATAGAACAGGATTCGATAGAAACTTCTGGATATGGGAAGAGTATGATCCTTCTTGCAATTATCTTCTTGTGGCTGATGTTGCCCGCGGCGATGGAGCAGACTATTCTACATTTCATATTATTAAGCTGGAGACTTTAGAGGTTATTGGAGAATACCAAGGTAAACCAACGCTTGATATGTATGCTAATATGCTAAATGAAGTAGGAAAAGAATTTGGCAATTGTATGGTCGTGGTAGAAAATAACAATATTGGGTTCTCAGTGCTTGAAAAACTAAATGAATCTAGGTATCCAAATGTTTACCACTCTGTCAAGTCGACACACGAATATGTTGACCAACACTCAGCGGAATATATGAACTCAAGCGTTCCGGGTTTTACAACTTCTATGAAGACAAGACCATTGATAATTGCTAAATTAGAAGAGTTTATAAGAAATAAACTAATTACCATATATTCTTCTCGCACTATTAGTGAAATGAAGACTTTTATTTGGAGGAACGGTAAGCCACAAGCAATGAAAGGGTACCACGATGACTTAATCATGGCTCTTGCAATCGCTTGTTGGGTAAGAGACACCGCAATTCAACATAGCTCGCGCGAGCTAAATTATAAAAAAGCATTTTTAAATGCAGTATACAAAACAAATACCAATATGAATACACAAATTAAAGGCCAACAAGGCTACAAACAAGACAATTTATTTGATAAAATGGATGAAGCAAAAGATTTGTATGCCCAATACAAGTGGATTATAAAGTGAGACTATAAATGGCAGATAACAAGAAAAAATATAACAGTGGAAGAAACCCGCTAAATCAGCAAAACGATCTGTTTAAGGCGCTTACAAGACTGTTTTCGGGACCAATTGTGAACTACCGTTCGCAAACAGGCACCAAGATCAGGCGCCAGCATCTAGATAAGTTTTCATCTAGGTTCAAGACTGCTTCTGGACAACAGTTTAAGAAGTCGCAATACAGCCCTCTTGATAACCTGGCTTTGAACGCAATGCAAAACCAGCGCCGTGTTGAGCGCTACATTGACTTTGACCAAATGGAGTACATGCCTGAAATTGCATCCGCTTTGGACATTTACGCAGATGAGATGACAACCTACTCTGATTTGCGGCCAATGCTAAACATTAAGTGTTCCAATGAAGAAATTAAAGCAGTGCTCAGTAACTTATATTCAAAAGTATTAAATCTCGAATATAATCTTTTTGGTTGGGCTAGAACAATGTGTAAGTATGGAGATTTCTTTTTATACATGGACATAGACGATAAATTTGGAGTTCAATCCGTCATCACTTTGCCAATTACCGAGGTAGAGAGGTTAGAGGGTCAAGACTCGACTAACCCCAACTATGTGCAGTATCAATGGAATAGCGCCGGTATGACCTTCGAAAACTGGCAGATCGCCCACTTTAGAGTATTGGGTAATGATAAACACTCACCGTACGGTACATCTATTTTAG